CAGAAGGCCATTCCCGCTCCCATCATCGAGGAAGTTGTTGTTACGGCTGACGAGCAGCCGGATCCTGTTCAAAGCAAACCCGCTCCCAAACGGAGAAAGACCAATGATCCACAACCTCGGGTCGAAGACCACTCTGATTCGCCTGCATGACAACGCTGTGGTTGCATCCACCGGCGCTGGTACTCCGGCTTATGTTGACCTGCAGGGCGACAACGATTTTGAAGGCGACATTGCTTTCATTATCTCCTCTGCCGCTGCTGGTTCTGGCGTCACCCTGACCGCCAAGCTTCAGCACTCTGACACCACCACCTCTGGTGACTTTGTTGACATCAGTGGCGGTGGCTTCACTGCTGCTGCTGCTAACACCGCCTTCCGCGAAAAGATCTACCTGAACAGCAACGACCTCAAGCGTTATGTTCGCGTTCTCTTCACCGTGACTGGTGGCACCGGCACCGGCGCTGTTGCAGTGCTTGGCCTTGCTTCTAAGAAGTACGGCAACTGATCCTGATGGCGTTTCCAGAACTGCCAGATGCGTTCCTTGCTGAGTTTGGCGTTACCTGCCAAATCGGTGCTGGTACTGCGTTCCTTGGCATTCTGGATTCGCCTATGGATGTGATCGCGGGCGGTATGGCGTTGTCTCGGGAGTACTTGCTTACGGCAAAGACTGCTGATGTCAGCACCGCCGCTCGCGGCACTTCTATTACTGTTGATTCCGCGTCTTACACCGTGCGTGAGAATCGTCCTGTTGATGACGGTGTGTTTTCGGAACTACTGTTGAGCAAAGTTTGACTTTGAGGTCATGAGCAGCGTCTTCAAAGTCAACAGCAGAAACAATTGGGCGGCGCAGAACCCTGTCTTGATGGACGGTGAAGCCGCTGTTGAATCGCAGACCAATAATTTGAAAATCGGAAACGGGAAGTCGACGTGGAGTCAACTGCCGTATTTTTCCGGTCCGGGATATTGGGGTTCGTTTTGGGATTCGACCTCACAGACTGCAACGGCAAATACGCCGACCTCTGTTTATTTGCGTTCAGAAGATCCAAACAGTCGCGGCATTCATATTGTTTCCCAGAACAGAATCACCTTTGATCACGCTGGTGTTTACAGCCTGACTTTTTCGATTCAGTTCAGCAATACGAACGAGCAAATCCACGATGTCAATGTCTGGCTGCGCAAAAACGACAGTGGTGCCAGTGGTGATGTGGCTGCCAGTGACAGCAAATTCAGCATCATCGCCAAGCATGGCGGCATCGACGGGAATGTGATTGGCACAGTTAATTTCGTGTTGCCACTTGTCGCGGGTGATTACTTGGAATTGATGTGGGCAACGTCAAACGCCGCCGCTTACATTCACGCTGAGGCCGCAGCCAGCAGCCCCTTTGCTCATCCGAGCATTCCCGGCGTGATCTGCACCGTTGTTCAAGTCGCCTCTGCCTAATCATGGCTGACACACGCCGCGAGTTGATCCTTGCTCGCATTGCAAGCAACCTGAGCAGCATCACCGGTGCAACGGTCTATCGCAGCCGTGTGGAACCCTTGGCACGCGGAGAGGTGCCTGCTGTCATCGTGGAACCCGTCAACGATCAACCGATTGACACCAACTTCTACGACAAGTTGGACTGGACGATGCGGGTGAGGATCACCACTCTTGTTCGTGCTGCCATCCCTGACGACGATTCAGATACCTACACGCAGCAGGTGCATCAAAAATTGATGGCTGATCAAACCGTCAACGGTTATGCACTTGACTTGACACCTGACCGTACTGACTTCAGTCTTTATGAAGCTGATGTGCCTTTGGGTATCATTAGCCAAGACTTCCTTGTGCGGTATCGCACGAGCAGGACTTCATTAACTAGCGCCTAACATCATGGCTAAGATTGAAAGGGAAGTTCCCAATCCCGGAGTGGGCGGCAGCTATTTGTTTGACCCTAAGTCTGGGAAGCTTACACTGATCACAGAAACCGCCGCTCCTACCACCGATGGCACTGACTCGGAAGAAGTTTCTGATCGCGAAGATTGAGTCAACCTATGGGACTGACCCTAGTCCTGTCGGCGGTTCTGACGCGGTTCAAGTTACCAACCTTGAGGTAACTCCGATTGAATCGGACAACGTTCAAGCGGCTTCTTATCAAGGCTTCCTTGGTAACAGCACCCGTGGCACTTTGGTTGCCAACAAGCGCGTCAGCGTGACCTTTGATGTTGAGCTGGCTGGTTCTGGCACTGCTGGCACCGCTCCTGCCTTCGGTCCGCTGCTGAAGTCCTGCGGCCTGAGCGAGACGATTGTTTCTTCCACCTCGGTGACCTATGCCCCGGTGAGCAGCAGCTTCAGCTCCGCTACGATCTATTGCTTCTACGACGGCACCCGCCACAAGATCACCGGCGCACGCGGCACTGTTAGCTTCAACCTGACTGCTGGTCAGTTTGCTGTTGCCAGCTTCCAGTTCATCGGCATCTACAACGCCCCTGATGACACCGCCCTGTCTGGCTCTTTCACTGTTGCCAATCAGGCTGCTGCCATCGAGGTCAACGATACCAACGTCACCACGGCCACCTTCCACGGTGTGACCAGCTCCCGCATTGAGTCGTTCGACATGGCGCTCAACAACGAGCTGCTGTACAAGGAGACCGCTTCCAACAAAGAGGTTTTGATCACCAACCGCGCCCCTGGTGGTACGGCTGTGATCGAGGCTCCTGCTGTTGGCACCACCGACTTCTTCGCCAAGGCCGTTGCCACTGCCACTGGTTCCACAAGCCTGGTGTTGGGCGCCACTTCCGGCAATATCGTGACTGTCAACGCAGCCCAGACCGACATCACCGGTTGCAGCTACGCTGATACTAACGGCGTAATCGCGCTGTCCATGCCGTACCTGGCTCTGCCCACCACGGCTGGCAACAACGAGATGTCGCTGGTGTTCACCTGATCTCTGTTCATGGCCTTCGTCCTCAAGAAGACTGCTTCCTACAAGTGGGAAGTCAAAGTTGAGATTCCTGTTGATGGGAATCGCTTCGAGTCTCAAACGTTCGAGGCAGTCTTCAAAAAGATCAGTCGCTCGGCCTTCAATGCTCTTGTCGAGAAGGGTGATGATGCCCTGCTTGATGGGATCCTTGAAGGCTGGGATGGCATCAATGATGAGTCCGGCAAGCCAGTTCCTTTTACCGAGAAAAACAAGAAGGAGCTGTGTGACGATCCCTACGTCATGAAGGCTTTGATTCAGGCGTATGCCGATAGCGTCACTGGGGCGCCGGCAAAAAACTAAAAGACGCCGCTGAGTACTGGGCGAAAGGCGGCGTTGTAGACGAACGTGAGGCCGACCTGAAGGCTCTTGGCGCAAGCGAGGAGCAGATTGCCGCTGCACGTCTGCAGGCTGCTCAGCAGGACTGTGAGATCTGGGAGGAGAACTGGGAGGTTGTGTTGATGTTCATTCGCATGTCGACGCAATGGCACACGAGCATGGCTGGATTGACAGGACTGATCTACCCGAGTTTGGAATGGCTCTGTAAGCTGTATTCAGTCAAGGATCCTGTTGCCATCTTCGAAGGCGTGCAGGTGATGGAAATGGCTGCCCTGGCCGTTCTGAACAGCAAACGCAAATGAGCCAAACCACTGAGCTGCTGCTGAGGATCAAGCAACAGGGCGGTGAACAGCTCACGAGGCTGTCTGGCAGCTTCAAGAATCTGGGACAACAAGCTGCGGCTGCCAATGTCAATTTCAAAGAAGTATCTGACGAACTGAGAAAGATTCAGCAGACTTCTGCGAACAGCATTAACAATCTCAAAGGCTATGCAAATGCATGGCGTGAAATTGCAAATAGTGTTGAGATTGGAACCGCTGAATTCAAACAAGCAAACGCTGAAGCGGCGAAACTTGAAGCACAACTGAAGAAGGTGCAGCCCGGTGGTGGCACTGGTCGCCTGATGGGGCTTGCCAGGGGTGCTGGCACGGTTGCTGCTGCTGGTGTGTTTGGCGGTCCGCTTGGTGCTGTTGGCGCTCTGGCTGGCGCACCGTTCGGTCTTGCTGGTATGGCTGCTGGTGGCGCGATTGGCGCCCAAGCCGGAATGATGGGGCAGCAGGTGGCAGGGTTGGCCAGCTATACCGCCTCCATTGAAAGGCAACGAACGGCATTGAAGCTGGTCACCGAGGATTCGGTTTCGTACCAGCAAGCTCTTGATTTCATCAATACAACCAGTCAGCGGCTGGCGATTCCGCAGGAGCAGATCACGAGGCAGTTCACCCAACTGTCCGCTTCTGTTCTCGGCGCTGGCGGCAACGTACGCGATGCCGAAAAAGCGTTCCTTGGTATTGCCGCTGGTATTCGCGGCACTGGCGGCAGCCTGCAGGACATGGAGGCCGCACTCCGCGCTACGGCTCAGGTCTTCAGCAAGGGCAAGGTTAGTGCGGAAGAACTTCGCCAGCAGATTGGTGAGCGTCTGCCCGGTGCATTCACCCTGTTTGCCAAGTCTGTTGGCATGACGCCGCAGGAGCTGGACAAAGCTCTTGAAGACGGCAAAGTCTCGCTGCAGGACTTCCAGAAGTTTGCAGAAGAACTGTTCAAGCGTTACGGGCAAAGCGCAGAAATTATTGCCAGGGGACCGCAATCTGCTGGTGATCGTTTGCAGGCTTCGCTGTCGAAGTTGAGCGAAAGTGTTGGTCGCCTGCTGGCACCTATTGGCGCTGCGTTTCAAACAATTTTTGCGGACATTGTTAATGCAATAACAAGAGCTGCAAATGCACTTGCCCGTTTCATGGGCATGAAATTTTATGACCCTGAGCGAATTGCAGATCTAGAGCGTCGCATCAGGGAACAGTCGGCCATGTTGGCTGGACCAGCAGATTCAATGACTGCTCGTCGGCGCGGCCTGCTGACTCAATTGCAAAGTGAATTGCGTCAAGAGCGTTCAAGGATTCCTTCCGCTGGAGCAGGTACAACACCGCGCCTTAGTGGACTGCCCGGTATCACTGCTGACGGCGGTGGTGGCGCTGGAAGCAATAAAGCCCAACAGGAAGCCAATCGTCAACAACGTCTCCTTGAGCGTCGTAATGACCTTACTCGTCAGGCCGGCGAACTTGAGCGGCAACTGAATTTCAAAATCAATGAGACCGTTGAAGCACTGCAGGCATTGGGTGCAACTGCTTGGGAAAAGATTGAAACCAATTACAACAAGTCCGTCAGGGAAGCTGGCAAGCAAACAGATGACCTTGCCCGCAAAGTTTTCAACCTTGCACGAGAAGCTGCTCAGGCTGGTGGCAACCTCAACGAAGGTCC